AAGTATTAAGACCAAACGCTTTCAAACCATTAAAAGTAAAATAGGAGTGATTTAAATGTTAATCACAATTGAAGATTATCAAAAAATAACTGGTAAGACCTTAGCTGATGAAGAATTAGCTAAGGTTGAAACTTTGTTAAAGGCAGTTGTCAGTCACATTGAAAATATACTTGGATATGAGCTTGGAGAACATGAAGTTATTGAAATAAAGGAATACAGGAAAATAATATATTTAAGTCACAGACCTGTTAATGAAATAAAAAAAGTTAGCAGGGAAGAGCAATGGAGAAAAGGGATGAACTATATCGAGTTTTCAAAGTTTAGAGAATGTCCTTGCTGTATGAAAATAGAAGAAGTTGAAATAATTTATACAGCAGGCTACAAAGAACTCCCTGACTGGCTTAAGTTTGAAATTGTCGGACTTGTAGATGACTTTATAAATAGCTTTGATGAAGAAATAAGTAAATATACAAGTTACAAGATAGATGACATAGCTTATTCAATGAGAGATATGCTGACAACTAGGAACGATAAGCTGAATAACATAGCGAGGTTGATATATGGCTAGTATAGTTGAAGAGTTAGGAGATTTGGAAAAGCTGCAAAAGGAACTGGAATATTTACAGACACATGCTGTAAAAGTTGGAGTATTAGGAAATGGCAGTGCTGATGGAGTTTCTGTACAGGACTATGCAATATTTAATGAATATGGAACAAGCCATATTCCAAAAAGACCATTTTTCAGATTATCTGTTGGAACTGAAAATGCACAGAACAGAATTAAAGAATATATGAACATGCAGATTGAAATGATTATACAGGGAGAAATTTCAGGGCAAGAAGCATATGAGAAACTTGGTTCGTTTGTTGTTCAGAAAATAAAGAAAACAATAATGAATGGAGATTTTGCACCGCTTAATCCAAAAACTATAAAGAGGAAAAGACATAGTAAACCTCTTATAGATACCCGCTATCTAATCAATTCAATTTCTTATGAGATTGTAGGTGTATAGAATGGCACATAAGACATTTATTCCAAAGCGTTTTTTTAGTAAGTGTAAGATATCAAAGAAAACTAGCAAGTGGATTAATTCAGAACTGGTTGAAGTTGATGAAAGCAAGGAGTTTGAGGGAGCTGTATTAAATTTAGGTAGGCAGGACATAAAAATGCTATCTGACCAGGGAATACAGGTAACACTGGACACTAAAAAAATATACTGTTACATAGATATTGAACCTAAACAGACTGTTGAATTTGAGGGCAACAGCTACATTGTAACAACTGCTAGAAATTATATGAAACATGATAAGCTTAGAGTTTATTACGTTGAGAGGGTACAGGAATGAAAAATGAGAAATTAAGAAAATTGTTAGCTAGTTTTGTTGACTTTCAGATTATACGTGACGATCATATGGCTAAAAAGCCAAAGGAATGTGCTGTAATGCACACAATAAGTAAAACAAAATCAGTTTACAGTGCATATAGGACTGTCGAAACAACGGAAGATAATATAAAGGAACAGGCAACAAGATTAGTAATTGCTTACTTTCAGATTGATTTCTACGCTTCAACACAGGCAAGAGCAGAGGAAATGGCGGGTGAATTACTTGAAGTAATAGTCTTTAAAAAAAGGCACGAACTTGTCAGAAATGGATTTGGATTAAGTGATGATGAGATAGAAATAAAAGACTTGACTTTCCTTGAGGGCAGTCAATATATTTACAGATTTAGTTTTGATGTGGAAATGAACTGGCGTGAAACAAGTGAAAGAATAAGAGAATTAATAAAAGATGTAAAAGTGGAGGTAGAAAATGGCTAGGAAAAAAGTAAAAGTAGTAGTAAATAGACCTAGAAAGCCTTTGGTAATGGGCGATTTTAGTAAAATTTTATTTATCACGAAAGAGGCAGACAAGGACTATAAAAGATATACAACTTTAAAGGAAGTAGAGACTGATTTCGGAAACACTTCTTTGATGTATAAAGGAATAAATACATTCCTTTCGCAAGAAGATTTTGACGGTAATAGATTACAGCCTGAACAGTGGTACTGTGTAGGTAAGACAACGCCAAATGAGGCATTCCTTAACAGTTTGCTTGAGGGCGAATTCTATGGGGTAGTTGTAGCGTTCTATGACAAGGCATTTATAGCTTTGTTATCAAAATATCTGACTAGAACTGGGAAATTTGGAGTAGTCCTTAATACTGATGGAGATAAGACCCCAGCCAATATAAGGGAAAGCAAAAGAATATATTACATGTTTGGAACAGAGGGAAAAGATAATCTTGACATCTTTGGATTGCCAGCATGGACATTTGTCCAGGGGATAAATGGAAGATGGTCGGACAGAAGAATACTGGGGGTAGAACCGAGCTGTAATGATACAACTAAGTCAGCTAAACTTGATGAACTATTTATAAACTACACAGAAAGCAGAGTTGGATTTAACGCTGTAACAAGTGGGTCATGGTGTGCTGATGGAATTACACATGCAGACCAAACTATTAAAATAGACGCAATAACTCATGCAGTCGATACTAACTTACATAGGCTCTTAATAATGCGTAAAAATACAACAATGGATTCAGACGGAATTCCAAGTATTGAGGACATGTTAATTAGAGCTATGACAGAATTAGGAAAGCAGGGAGCATTTGCGAAGAGTAACAATGGAGAATACTTATTTAAAGTTACCGTTCCAAATATAGAAGATACATCAGCAACTACAGGATTAACTGTAGACGATTATATAAACAGAGTGCTAAGAAATGTAAAGATTAACTTTACATTATCAACAGAAATCGAAGAAATAGATGTTGAGTTGGTGTGGCACGATGAACCAATAACAGTTTAGGAGGTAGAAAATGGGTAATAATTTTTTAGAAAAATCAGTTGATTTAAGTAAAGTGGATTTAATTATAACTTTCCCGGGAATAGGAACTTATATGATAAAAGAAGCTAAAGAGATTAATAACAATCCAACTGAAGATTCGCATACAATGGGAGACCCTGACATCAAAGGGAATGTTCCAACTATTCAGACAAGAGTAACAAAAAGGGAAATTAAAGTTACAACAGTAAAAGGATCAGATGATGACATCTTTTTAACTAAATGTAATAAAAATCCTGATGGGAAATTAGGAACATTAACATATATAGATAACACAGGAATGAATAAGGTAGTTGGAATAGGTTCAGGGGTATCTGTACAAAAAGGTGGAGAAAGAAAGAATAATACTAAAGATATTGAGATTGAATTTACAGTACAGGCTGCTAAATATGAAGAACAAGTATAGGAGGATATAAAAAATGGAAGATAAAAAGACAGAAACAATTGAGGAAACAAAAGAACAAAATAACGTATTTATTGATGAAATGGGAAGACTTAATATAAAGGGTCAGGAAATATATATCAATGAGGATGGAGATACAAAAGAAGTAGATTTCAGGCTAACTAAACCGCAAAATACACAGATGTATCAGAAAGCATATTTAGATTTAGTTGCAAAATATGATTATTTAACTTTCGCTGGAATATTATTGCCAAAAATGGTTGAAAAACCAGTTGAAGCAAGAAAAGTAGACTTTTTCGAACATGATACTGAAGCTCTTGTTGAGATATGTGAGGTTATAGTTGACTACATGGGAAAGTCGAAAGAGAAGAAGAAAAGAAAATTAAACATGAAATTGAAATAGCAGGAGATGACTATGAAAATCCATTAATCAAAGCAAAATGGGAATTTATAGTCAGGAATGAAATTAAAGACCCTAACGTTGTTCTTGATATGAGCAATGTTAGGTTCTTTCAATGGATACAGGCTATCAATGATTTTGGTAAAAAGGAGTAATTAATATGGCAGGTAAAAATAAATTAGAGATTTTAATTAATGCAAAATCTAATGTAGACAGTGCAATAAATAAGATTAGAGGAAAAATGAGAAGTATTTTACCTGTTGCCGACAATGTTGAAAAGAAAGTTGGAAACATTGGAAATAATATACATGGTAGCGGAATACAAAAACTTAGAAGTAAGATGGTAAGTGTCCTGCCAACAGTTGGCAAAGTTAACGGAGTTATTTCAAGGCTTGGAAATAAAATAAATGCTAACGGTGTCAATAATCTAATTAATAGACTGGATAGAATTCCTTTTGTAGGGAAAAAGATTTCAGGAGTTTTTGACAAAACAAGAGACAAAATTAATAGAATTATTTTTTCAGCAAATCCACTTGCTAACTCTTTCAAAGCAGTTGGAAAGGCAGTGCAGAATGCTTTTAAAGCTGGAATTCTTAGTAAGTTTACAGGAGCTATGAAAAAAGTCGGAAGTGGAGTTAAAAGTTTAGCTGGAAAATTCAATTTTTTAAAAAGTAATATAGCAAAGTTAGCTGGAATGATAGGTATTGTAGTTTCTTTAGGTGCAGCAGTTAACTTTGTTAAGGAATCCGTTAGCGCTTATCAACTACAGTCACAAAGTGAACAGAAATTACAGTCAAATATTCAGATAGTAGGAGCTTATAAGAAAAATCCTAACACAATGAACAAAGTATTTGAAGAATTTAAAGGAGAAGCAAGCAGAATACAAAGTAAAGGTGTGTATGGCGACGAGCTCGTAATGGCTGGACAGGCACAGTTGTCAACATTCCAGCTGACTAACAAAGAGATTAATATGCTAATGCCTAAAATCGCCGATATAGTTGCTAACCAAAAAGGAATGAATGGAACTGCCGAGGACTTTTACGGAACAGCTAACATGATAGGAAAAGCAATGAGTACTGGACAATTAGCCGCATTGAGAAAAGTTGGAATTGCGTTAACAGATAATGAGGCAAAACAATTCAAGTCTTTAAATACTGCTCAAAGGGCGGCTATGATGCAACAGATACTAGAAAGAAATGTCGGTAATGTAAATGAAGCATTGGCGAATACTCCGGAAGGTAAAATTCAACAAGCTAAAAACTTATGGGGTGATATGCAGGAAGAAATAGGAAAAGCTGCTATTCAAATTGGTGGAAAACTAGCTCCTGGGATAACAGCAATGATACCTTATGTCCAACAGTTTGGTATACAACTTGTGGAAAACTTAAGTAAAGGTTTTGATGTAGTTACACAGTTGTTTTCTAAATTGAATTTTGCTCCTTTAATGGGTCCACTTGCAACTCTTGGAAATACAATTATGGGAATATTTAACTCCATGAGTGGCGGAAAAGGATTAACTGACGGATTTGCAGGAGCGTTAAACGGATTAATTGCTTTTGGTGGAACGGTTGCAGGAGTAATTAACGGAGCTTTGCAAGGAATTAATTTTGAGCAAGTAGGACAGATAATAGGAAATATAGGAAATGCTTTTTCTACATTATTTCAGACTATTGATTTCGGCAGCATAGGAAATCTATTTGGAATGACTTTTAATATAATAATGCAGGCATTAACTATGATAACTCCTTTGCTAGCTCCAATTATGCAGACAATAGGAATGATAGTTAATTATGTTGTGCAGGTTGCAACGGCAATAATGCCGATTATAGGAATAATAATTCAAATAGGAGCGGTATTGCTTGGAATAATCGTTCCTGTCGTGCAGGTAGTAATAGGAATTTTTATAGGAATGTCTTCGACAATAGTTGGCGTATTTTCAGCAATTATTGGAGTTGTTTCAAGCGTAATGAGTGGTATTTTAGGAGTTGTTTCTGGTGTTATTAACGCAATGGGTGGAGTTATCAATCAAATAGCGATGTTCTTTACTAATGCTTTTAACAAGGCAAAGAGCGTGGCACAGAGTGCTATAAATGGTATTAAAGGATTTATTGATGGTCTATTTGGAAAAATTGGAGAACTCGGCGGAAAAATTTCCAATGCTGTATCTAAATTTAATATTTTTAAAGGATTTGGGATAGGTAAAAACTATACAGGAACGAAGTCATGGCGTGGAGGTCTTACAACAGTAGCTGAAAAAGGTGCGGAAATGATTAAACTTCCGGGAGGTCAACAGTTCTTAGCAGGACAGGAAATGCTCATGAACTTACCACAAGGCACTGAAATTTCAACAGCAGAGGCAACGAGAGGAATACTTGAGGATGGACTGAGTGGAATGAAAAAGACATTTAGTGCAAATGGTAAGGCTTCAACAACTAACAATTCAACAACGAATAAAGGCAACAACAATAAATATGTATTTTCTCCAACAATTGTTATTGAAAATACAGGAGAAAACGGCAATGAGCTTGAAAAAAAGGTCAAGAAAATTTTGAGAGAATTTTTTGACGACAGTTTCGCAATGATGGGAGGTTAGAGCAATGGATTTTAGCAATTTAAATGCTACAAGAGAAAAAATGAAAGCAAATCCTTTTGGCAAAATGGCATATGATAAAGCTAAAAACAAAGGATTTAGTTTAGGACTGAACAGTTTTTTAGGAACAGCAGGAGCTGGAGCTTATGGTATTGCTTTAGCTCATTCGGATCAAGTAAATAATTTTTTTCAAAATAGATTTGGATTTAAACTCTTTGAAGACGCTGACAGATGTAAAATCAATGATATTCCACTTGAATGGGTACATATAACAAGCGATGATAGAAGTAGCAGCGTCAAGACGCATTCGCTTGAGGACAGGGATAGTACATTGATAAGTAGCAATGTGTCGCATGGGAATAGAAAATATAATATTTCTGTTTTGCTTACTCAAATCGGAACTGAAAATCCTGAAGCGGTGTATGCTGAAATAGTCGAATTATGGCAGAAAAAGGAACTCTGTACAATTTCAACAAATGAAACAATAGAAGATATGATTATCACTAAAGTTTCAAGAAATTACGAACATCAGACGGCTATAAAATTTGAAATAGACTTTGAAGTTCTTGAATTTGCTTATTTGATGAAAAAAGGTCAGGTTCTTGAATCAGAAAAAACTATTTTAAAAGAAGAACAGAAAACAGGAGTAGCAGGAACAAAAAACAGCGGTTTTGACTTTTGGGGGTTTCTGAAATGAGAATAGAAATAGATAAAAACAAAATACCCTATGTCTTCACGTTCAAAAGTGGCAACGAAATTTATTTGCTTAGAATAAAGCATTTTAAGACAAATAATCGTATTTATGTTGACATAATGGACGAAGATGGAGAAATATTGCTTGAGAATGAAAAGCTTATCTGTGGAAGACCTCTTGGCTGGTTCATGCTGGAAGATGACAACAAAAATATAAATAATAATTTTATTAATTGCTATATAGTTCCTCTTGCACAGGATAATAAAGAAATTCCAGTCACTTTTGAGAACTTCTGTGAAACTGTATTTCTTGAATACTTTGAGATAGAAGAGGATGAAGAAGATGTTGAATAAATTGTTTTTAGAAAGAACTGAAATAAAGATTGAAACAGATGACGGAGATTTGAATTTTGTCTTTCCAAAAGATTATAACTTAACAGATCCGCAAATAATTAACGGAGTAGAAATAAAATGGAACTATAAATCCGTTAATGAAGAACCAAACGAATTTAACATTGAAATACACGGTTTGACAAATACTACAATAGCTAAAATCAAGCTTAAAAATGATGTCAGACTTGTAGCAGGGTACGGAGCCGATATTGGAGAAGTGGCGAGTGGAATAATTACTAAAAAGGAAGTGGAAAAAGGAATTTTAAAGCTTAAATGCCGAGAAGTTCCTGCAGATTTTAGAAAGCTTGTAAGCTCCGCATATGCTCCTGGAACTAATGCAAGTACAATAATTAATGATTTGGCTAGTAAATGCGGATTTACTGTAAAGCAATGTGAATTAAAGACTGACAAGGTGTACAGCATAGGCGAAAGCATTCTAGGCAGTGGATTATATGAAATAAGTCAGATAGTCAAGGACTGTAACAGCCAGATGACAACAAAAAATGATTTTATTTACATATATCATGATGAAGTTGATACTGAAAAGGTCATTAAATTGAGCTATCAGAGTGGACTACTGGAAGAACCTAAAGCTCAAAATGTTGAAGAGATAAGCTATAAGGTTGAAAAAGAAAAGAAAGGCAAAACTTCAAAGTCTGGAAAATCTAAAAAAGGAAGTAAGAAATCCTCGAAAAAAGGGGGTAAAAATGGCAAAAAAGGAAAAAGCAAAAAATAATAAAAAAGAAGAAAAAAGCAAGAATTCTAAAAAAGCTAAGGAAGCTAAAAAGGATAAAAAAACAGAGAAAAAAGAAGAGCTTAAATATGATTATGAAGTCAAATGCTTACTAATTTATCAGTTGAAAAAGGGTGATCTGATTGAACTTATAAGCAATGAAATATCTACAATATGTCAGATTGTTGAAATATCTGACATAAGCGACTTCGTAATGACTTTAAAAGTAAGAGTAATTAATAACTCTTCTGATGTTAAGAAAAATAATGCTGAAATAAAGCAAATTGAAAAATCTGAAAACAAAAAAGGAAAAACTATTCAGACAAAAAGAAAGAAAGGAAAAAAGTAAAATAATGGAAGAATATTTAAAAGCCATGATTGGAAGAATAGATACTTCCGTTATAGCTAAAATTACAAAAGTACATTCTAATGGATTTGTAGACGTTGAGCCTATAGCTGAATACAAAGAAGTTAATTTACCCCCTATTCTACATGTTCCGATGTGCCAGATTGGAAACAGGAACATAAATATCAAGCTAAATTTTAAGGCTGGAGATATTGTTCCACTGCTTATATGTAGCAGGGATATAAGCGGGTATATAACTAAAGAAACTAGCATTGTTAATACTAATAAAAGGCATAATCTGACGAATGCTGTCGCTTTGCCGATTTTAATTTCTACTGATCTAACTGCTGTAGATATTCCTGAAAATATAGAGATAAACGGAGATGTTATTTTAAATGGCGATTTAACTGTAAACGGAAATACTGAAATAACAGGAAAATTAAAAGTTGGAAGTATTGAAAGCGGACCGATTAAAGCAGAAAGCATTGATACTGATAGTGGAGTGAGCAAAGGCGGAACTCCTTACATACATCCGTAGGAGTGTGATTTATGGATATAAAACTAAACAATTCAACAGGAGAAATATATGTTGAAAATGGAGATGTACAGTTTTTTCAAGTCAGAGAAAAGTATTTTGAAGTTATTCAGCAAATAGTATTGATGTTGCATATAAGAGAGGGAGAGCTGGACTATGACACAGAATATGGCTTGAACTTTGAAAAGCTCTTCGGAACACATGGAAATGAAAATGAAGTGATAGAGCATATAAGAAATAAAATCTACAATAATTTTAAGGATTATTTGAAAAGTTGCTTTGTTGAAGTCTATGAGTTTGAAAATAGAAAGTTGAAACTAAACATAGGGCTTGTATTTGCTGATAATGAAAAAATGCTAATGGAGGGAGTTGGTATAGGTTGGCAAGAATAACAGTAAACACAGTACAGGACAATATGAACGTATTGAATAATGAACTTAAATCATTACTGAAAGATGACTATTCTAACGATAAACGGAGTGCCTGGTTTATGCTTATGTTCCCTGTTGCTAGATTTATGAGAGTTAAGATGGAACGTCAGCAGATACAGGCAGATAAAATGAATTTGCTGAACTGTGAGGGAATAGAAATAGATGAACATCTTTCAAATAGTCCGTTTTTTTTCAAAAGGAAACAGGAAAGCAAGGCAACGGTAAATATTGAATTAATTGGAGGGCTTAATGTTTCTCTTGAAATAGGAGATGTAATCGTTGAAGCAAATGACGGAACAAGATATACACTTTCGGAAAATGGAACACTGAATAATAAGACAACTTTTAAATTTGAATGTAATATTGCAGGAGAACAAGGAAACAAGGAAATAGGTAGCATTATAAAGCTTGTTAAAGTTGTTAATGGCGTATACGACTTTAAACAAAATGAAGTTGCAGCAGGAGGACAGGAACAGGAATCAGATAACTCTTATATAGAGCGTTGGTTTCTAAGCAGAAACGAAAGTGAATGGAATTTGGATGGAATAAGAGCAGAGATTTTAAAGCAAGAGGGTGTCAAATCTGTGTATGCTGATGAAAATAAAACAATGTCAGTTGACAATAAAGGCTTAGAGCCGAAATCAATCGTTTTAATAGTAGACGGCGGAAGAAATGAGGACATAGCTAAAGCAATATGGAAAAAAAAGGATCAGGCTATTCAAATGAACGGAGATACTATTGTGACTGTAAAAGACAATCAAGGAATAGACAGAGAAGTGAGATTTTACAGACCAAAAACAAAAAAAATACAAGTAAAAATTGACTTTCAAAAAGCAGATGGAACGAATATTCTTGAAGAAAATTTGAGAGATATTGTTAAGGAATATATTAAATCTGTAAAAGTAGGAGAGTATATTACCTCTTATAAGTGCGAGAGTGAATTTATAAGAACAGTTTACTCAGCAGAAAAGCTTTTAAATATAGATGTTTCTTTTAAGCTGAAAGAAACACCAGGAAACAATTTTGTCAAAGTATTGAAATTAGGCTTTAACGAGGTGGCGGAGTATGCAGAATAATTATGATTATTTACTGTCTAAATGCCCTTGGTGGCTTAAAAAAAACGAAAATGTGCAAGCATTTTATAAAGCTGTAACAAAATTATTTGATGAAGTGGATAAAATATATAATCTGCTTGAAAAACAGCATTTAATAGATTATGCGTCAGGAGAGTTTTTGGACGACTTAGGTATTAAATTTAATGTCATCAGGAACGGACAAACAGATGACAGATACAGAAACAGAATCAAACTGGCTATGAGGAAATATAAGTTAATTCCAAATTTGGAAACAATAAGCAACATTGGTGAAATGTTTACAGGATTAACTCCCGTCATAGAGTTGAATACTAATAATGAACATGCTCTATATGATGTCAAATTTGTAAGTGACAGAGATTATGATTACAGCCTGATTGATGAACTGAATTTGAACAGTATTGTTGGCGGTGGAGTTAAAGTAAATACTTCAAAATGTTTAGATAATTACATAGTTGGAATGAGATTTGGGAGCAGGGCATTAGGGCAAAATGCAATAAAAAATGAAGTTAAAAGAAATCCAGTATGCAATTTCGCATATTCAAAATTTGGAAGATTTGGGAGAAATAAGCTAGGTCAATTTGATTTAGGAAAAGATAATATGATTAATTTAAAATAAGGAGGTAATATGGCTAAATTAACTAAATTTAAAGCACAACAAGTTGAATTTCCAACTCATTATAAAGTGGAAGATACAAATAGAGGAGATACTAAGATTAAAAATATAATTCCAGCTTTTGGAACTATAAGGGAAAACGGAACTCCTGAAACTGAAGAAATATATAACGGATTGCAGCTTGGAAACGTGCATACATTACATGCGGTAAAAACAACAAGTTTAGGAATAGATTATTATAGTTGTGATTTAGATGGATTGAATGAATTTGGTTTAAAAAATGATTTAAAAATAAGACTTACTGTTGATAGTGATAATAAAAATATAAATCCTAAATTAAGGCTGAACAGTGTTGACTACACTATTTTAAAAGAATTTAACGGAACACTTTTAAATTTGAATGCTGGAGATTTGAAACAAAATAAAACTTATGAACTAACATACAACGGAAATCAATTTGTAATAATCAATATTACAGAATATGGAATAGAGGAAAATACAGTTTTAGAGGGAAAAAGACTTGCAGAAA